GACCCGGCGAAGGAAGGCGTGGACGACGACGCCCCGGTGATCGCCCCGGAAGAAAACCCGGAGCAGGACGAGCCGACCCGGGCGGCGGCTGACGATGCAGCCGCTACTGCCGTAGCGCAGGTCCGGCACGAACAGCCCAACTGGGTGGCTCTGGTGAACGGCGCAAAGAACAACCGCGAAATGCTCCTGGACCTCATCGCGAAGGCCAACGGCATGGGCGCCCCCGCTGAAGTCATCGAAACCATCACGGCCGCGGGTAAAGCCCTCGCCGCCCGAACGAACTAAGGAGCCATCGTGAGCATCAAAACTGACAACCTCCGCATTGCGCTGATAAAAGCCTATGCGGATGCGCTGGGCGACTTCCTCAAGGAAGCCCGGGACGAACACCTTGAACAGCTCCTCGAACGCTATGAGGAGGAAGGGACCAAGTCGTTCGACATCCGCCTCCCGGACAACACCAAGATCGGCGCGATCACCCTCCCCCAAGGCAAGCCGGCGGATAAGACCGTGGATGAGGCGGCCCTGTTCGAGTGGGCGGAGGAGAACGGCGGCATCGACATCGAAACCATCCCGGCCGTGGCGGCGCGGGAAGTCAAGAAAGTCCGGGCATCCTGGCTGGCCGCCAAGATCAAAACCGCCATCGAGGGCGACGGCGGGGAACTGACCGACGTGGAGACCGGGGAGATCATCCCGGGCATCCTCCGGGTTCCCGGTAAGGCCCCGTCATCCTTCACCGTCACCTACGCGCCGGGCGGCCGGGAGAAGATCGCCACCGCCTACGTCCGCGGCCTCCTCAACGACCTCGCGGCCGGCACCGTCCTGCCCCAGATCGAGCCGGCACGGCAGGACAACGCAGCATGAGACTGCCGAGATGCGAGGTTCAGCACCCGGCGTGCGGGGCGTGCTGGTCCGAAACCGACTTCGACGGCGATATCTTCGCCTGCTACTTGTGCGGACTGAACTACGGCGACGGCGAAGACAACACCGAGGCTGAGTTCCTAGAGGACGTGACGGCCTGCGGCGTCGAGTGCTCGAACGGCTGGCACAAGACGTTAGGCCTTGCCTGCGAGCCGTGCAAGCTCCCCAAGGGCCACGAGTCCATGTGCTGGACCGACTGCAAGTACCAGGTGAAGCCATGAGCACCCCCACAGTCAACGATGTGATCCTGACTCTCGCCCAGCTCGGCCGGGACCTGGATAACAAGCAGAACGAAATCAGTAGGCTGGACGAGGCAGCGGTCAGGGCCCGGTCCCGGTTCGAGGTCGCCTACGCCCGGGCGTTCATCGCCGCAGCCGGTGCTGAGGGGTTGCGGAAACAGACGGCGGTGTTGGAGACGGAGACCGCGAAGCTGGATGCGGAGATCGCGGACCAGGTGTTGCGGGCGGCGCGTGAGTCCATCCGGGTGCTGCGGGACCGGCTGGACATCGGCCGGTCACTGAACTCCGCCATCAAGTCCGAGTGGGCGGCGCAACCGGCAGGTCAGGGGATGACGGCATGACGCGGGAATCCAAGGCGACCAACTACGTGTACCGGGTGACTATCGAGCACCTTTACGCGGATGGCAGCGGGTCCTACATGAAACGCACCTATGGCCCGTACACCACCTTGGCAACGGCCAAGGCACAGGAAACGCGGTTGCTGCGCCTAGCGAGGGTGGACTACAAGAAAGCGAGCAGCTACATCGAAGAGGCATGGCTTGAATGGGAGATCCACTCATGAACGGCCGCCAGTTCTCGCTCTACCTCGCCCGGGATCTCCACTGTCCCTGTGGCTGCGTGGGCCGGGAGGACACGCTTGTCCCACAGCACCGCATCAACAGGGGCATGGGTGGGTCCAAGATCCTCGATCGCCCGGCAAACGTCCTCGTGATGTGCGCAGAGGTCAACGGGCTTATTGAGTCAAGCCCTGACATTGCGACGCTGGCCCGGCGCTACGGGTGGAAACTCTCTCGCTGGCAAGAACCCGAGACCACACCGTTCTGGGATATCGCCACCGGCACCTGGAACTTACTGGACAACCTTTACCACCGAACCATCACAGAGAAAGCAGCAGCATGAGTCCGCAAAAGTACCGCAAAACAGCAGTAGCCGCCGTCACCGCTTTGGCGGCAGTGGCCCTACTTTCCGCCTGTTCCTCGGACGCCAAAACAGCCTCGGACAACCTATCCAAGGCAGCAGACCAGTTCGAAGTCCAGCGCTCGATTACGGGCATCAATGGCATCACCGGCCAGCCTGTCTTCTACGTGGAGGGCCGGTGCTCCATTGACCCCCAGGACCGCAAGCTAGTCGTCACCTGCAGGCAGGGCGAGAATGACTACCGCAAGCACTACATCGGTCTCAGCGACAACACGTTCTATGTGGCCGAGCAGCTAGCGCCGGTTGACGTCAGCGTCTACCACACCCGCATCATTCTCAAGCCAGAGGCCATCCTTCCGGAGATTGACCTGCAGGCGGGCAAGCAGTGACCGTAACCGTCTACACCAAACCGAACTGCCAACCATGCCGGGCCACGAAACGCTGGCTGGACAACCACAGCGTGGACTACCAGGCCGTGGACGTCACGACTTCCCCGGCCGATCTGGCAGCCATCAAGGCGCTCGGTTATGAGGGCGTCCCCGTCGTTATCGTCTCGGGCCGGACCCCGGAGACAGACCTCCACTGGCACGGCTTCCACCCCGACTACCTCACGAAGTACACCCTCACAGAACAGGCAGCATAGACATGGCAGGCGAAACCATTCTCCACATCATCGGCAACCTCACGGGAGATCCGGAGCTTAGATTCACACCGTCCGGCAGCGCGGTCGCTAACTTCACGGTCGCCGCGACCCCCCGCACGTTCGACCGGAACAGCAACGAATGGAAGGACGGGGAAACCCTGTTCATGCGCTGCGCTGTGTGGAAGGAAGCCGCTGAGAACGTCGCCGAGTCCCTTACCAAGGGTATGCGCGTGATCGTGTCCGGGCGGCTGAAGCAGCGCTCCTATGACACGAAGGAAGGCGAGAAGCGGACCGTCATTGAGTTGGAGGTGGACGAAATCGGCCCCTCCCTCCGCTACGCGAACGCGAAGGTCAACCGCACGCAGCGCTCCGGTAACGGCGGCGGCTCCAACAGTGGTGGCCAGTACGGGCAGGTTGACCCGGCACAGGCTGCGGCGGCCAATGACCCGTGGGGCGGGAACGACACGGCTCCGCCTTTCTGAGCCAGTCCGTCAAGGGGCCGGTGTCTTCGGACGCCGGCCCTTTTTTGCGTGCCCGGGCAGGTAGGTAGTCAACAGTCGGCAACCTGCGTACCGTCCAAGTAGTTATTGGGCGCGACGCGCCGCAACTACCCGCGTAGGAGTAGGTAAGAGTGCGCAACATTGGGGTACACTGATTGAACCGACAAACGAAAAAGCCCGCCGGATGCGCAAACATCCAACGGGCCAACCATTATCTGAGGGGAAATGGTCTCTTGAAACAAGATACACCCGCGCCCAAGACGGACGCAATAACAAATCCAGACGTTGTACTAAACATGCTGGCGCAGGTCTCCGCCACCTACGAAGCCCACGGCCGCATCCGTAAGGAGCTCGCCCGCCTCGCCATCGACGCCGGCGCCACCTACCAGCAGGCCGGGGACGCCATGGGCCGGGACAGGTCCAGCGCCCACACCCTCATCAACGGCCGTGCAGCATGAGCCTCTACTACCAAGACGACTACGTGACGCTCTACCACGGCGACTGCCTCACCGAGCATCGCGAGTGGCTGGACGCCGACGTACTGGTTACCGATCCGCCGTATGGGATGGCGTATGTCAGCAGTGCCAGCAAGCACAAGGGCAAGACGGCAGTCATCGCGGGCGACGGCGACACGATGGCGCGGGATGGCGTACTGGATGCATGGGGATCTCGCCCCGGACTGGCCTTTGGGACATGGCGGACGAATAAGCCTGCGAGTACTCGTCTCACCTTGACGTGGGATAAGGGCGTTAGTCCCGGCATGGGAGATCTCGCGTTGCCGTGGGGTATCTCCACCGAGGAGATTTATGTCATCGGCTCATGGCCCGCCATAAAGCCTGGCGGGCGCGTGCGGGAAGGCGGAAAGCCGTCGCGTGCGGCATCTGTCCTCCGCGTGGACACGCTGAACAGTCAGGCCATCGACCGCCCGGACCACCCGACACCTAAGCCCGTACCACTCATGGAGCGGCTGATCGAGAAGTGCCCGCCCGGCACTATCGCGGACCCGTTCGCCGGAAGTGGCGCCACGCTGGTTGCCGCTAAGAATTTGGGTCGAAAGGTGATCGGTGTGGAACTCGAGGAGCGCTACTGCGAGATCATTGCCAAGCGTTGCGCGCAGGAAGTCCTGGACATCTTCGGCGGTGCAGCGTAATGGCGTACAAATTCAAGGGCCCGAACCGCGCTGACCCGGAGTACATGTCCGAACCGCTCCCCGTGTCGAAGTGCGGGACCCGGCCGGGGTATCGGCAGCACCAGAACCGCAACGAGGAACCGTGTGACCCGTGCGCTGAAGCCCACGCCGAATACATGCGGGCGTACATGCGTGAGCACCCGTTGGTGCCACGTCACGGGACCGTCAGCGGTCACCGGGCGCACCTGAAAGCCACCGAAAAACCCTGCCTGGACTGCGTGACGGCTGCGGCGTCCCACGTGCCGGTGAAGCGTGTACGGCGGAAAGCTCGGAAGGTGTGGACTGCTGACAGGTGCGGGACAACTGCCGGGTATAGGGCGCACTACTACTACGGCGTCCCGGCGTGCGACGGATGCAAGGAAGCGCAGGCTGTCTACTCGGCCGGCTACCGGGAACGGCAGGCCGCCTGATGGCCGGGTATGTTTACCGGGGCACCGACTTCGACGTGTCCGAGCCGTTGAAGCCCCTGGCCATCCGACGTTACGCCGGGGCCGTGTGCGGGACCAGACCAGGGTATATGCGGCACCGCGCCAACGACGAGGACCCCTGCACGGACTGCCGGGACGCCGTCGCTTCCTATAACCGGGATTACCGGAAGCGGGTGAAGGCCCGGCAGATCACCAAGGGTTGGTCCCCGGTGAAGTGCGGGACCCGGGCAGGGCATCATGCGCACCACCGCCACGCCGTACCCCTGTGTGAGCCGTGCCGGAAAGCTAACGCCGACTACTGCCGGGCACGTCGCGACGCAAAGAAGGCCGCCTGATGTCTACAGACAGGCTGTTCTTCAAGCTGCACAACGGGTTCCCGGAACACCCTAAATCCATTGAGCTTTCCGACAAAGCGTTCCGGCAACTCATCGAGGCGTGGTGCTACTGCTCGAGGAACCTCAACGACGGGAAGCTGTCAAAAGCACAGTTTTTCAAGCTTTTTTCGGCAAAATCCCGAAAAGAACTGCTGACAGTAGGGTTCGTGGTGGAGTCCGAAAATGGCTATGAAATGCACGACTATTTGGAGCACCAGCAGTCGGCTGAACAGGTCGAAACCCGCAGGAACAAGCGGGCTGCGGCCGGTTCTATGGGTGGGCGGGCGAAAGCAAATGGTCTAGCAAGTGCTAACTCACATGCTAAGCAAACGGCTAGCAAATCTGTAGCAGATACAGATACAGATACAGATGAAGAAGCTAAAGCTTCTTCTATCCCCGCCAAGCGGGGCGCGAGAATCCCCCCCGACTTCGCCGTTGCCCCGGCGATGGTGGCATGGGCCCGGGCTAACTGCCCCAGCGTGGACGGCCAGCGGGAGACGCTGAAGTTCATCAACTATTGGCAGGCCAAGGCTGGCCGGGACGGCGTGAAGCTCGACTGGCCGGCGACGTGGCGTAACTGGATGCTCACCGCGGCCGAACGCGCACCCCAAGGCAAGCCCACCGTGAGCGACAAAATGCGGGACACCCTCGCTCGAGGGCAAGCACTCCAAGACCGGATGAACAACCCCAGCCAGACAACCCTCCAGATAGGCGCATGACATGAACATTGCAGAGACTTCCATGGTCCTGGCGAAGATCCAGGCTTTCGACAACCGCAACGTGGACGATGCCACAACGATTGCATGGCAGGAAGTCCTTGAGCCGCACACGGTTCAGGACGCACTCGAGGCTGTCTCGGACTACTTCCGGGTGTACTCGGCATGGATCATGCCAGCGCACATTGTGGAGCGGGTCCGTGCTATGGAGGAGGACAGGGTGAACCAGTTCAAGAACGGCTGCCACCTGAACCCCGCCGATGAGGACCGGACGCTGGCCGGCGCGGGCTGGTCTGAGGGGATGCGGGCGCTGCACCGTGCCGTGCGTACCGGGGCGCTGTCCCCGGCCGCGTACGCGGCATATCAGGATGGCACGCAGCCGCTCGAGGCGTTCCTGGGTCGTAAGGCGATCAAGTGACCCCGGCGGAGAAGGCGGTCCTCGCCGCGCTGCTCGAGTCCAACGGCGGGTGCCTGCATGAGATCAGCCTCGAGCCCCGGGACTTCTCCACCGTCCAGGGCGAGATCCTGTATGGGCTGATTCAGGATGTGGTGGGCTCCGGCCGCCCGGCGGATCCGCTGACCGTCGAGGATGAGGCCGGCAGGCTGGATGAGGCCGGCCGCCGGGCTGTCCCGTTGGGCTTCGTGTGGACCCTCACGGACGTTTTTGTGCCGGAGGCGGCAGTGGCGCACCATGCGGCCATTGTGGCGCGTGAGGCGGCCCGCAGGAGGTTCGTCGCGGTGACCGCGAACCTGCATCAGCGGGCGCAGGAAGGCGCGGACGTTCACGCCTTGGTGGATGAGGGGCTCGAGGCACTCACGAAAGCCACCGCCGGCCTCGGATCCAGCACCCGGCCCGTGTCCGAAACCATCGACGGGACACTGGACGCACTCGACTCCCCCGTGACCTACACGGAATCGCCGTGGGAGAACGTGAACCACTTCATTCAGGGCTGGCGGCCAGGCGCCCTGTATGTCATCGGCGCCCGACCCAGCGTGGGCAAAACGGTCGCGGGGTTCCAGGCCGCACTGTCGTTGTGTAACCGTGGCCCGGTAGCGTTCACGTCCCTCGAGATGGGCCATGAGGAGCTCGAGCTGCGCATGGTCTCGCAGGAGGCGCGGGTGGACATGGGCCGGATCACCCGCCGGCAACTCACGAACGCGGACTGGGAACGGGTGGGGAAGGCCCGGGAACGGTGGGAACACCTGCCCTTGTTCATTGACCCCTCGAGGGATGCGTCGATGGCGCAGGTAGCCCGGCACGCATGGAGTGTGAAGCGCAAGCACGGCCTGGCCGCTGTTGTGGTGGATTATCTGGGACTCATTGAGCACCCGGATTCGAGGAAGTCTGAGTATGAGGTGGTCACGGAGACCACCCGGAAGCTGAAGCTGTTGGCGCAGGCGCTCGGGGTCCCGGTCATTGCGTTGTCGCAGTTGTCGAGGAAGAACGAGGGCCGGGAAGGGAAAACCCCGCAACTCTCGGATCTCCGCTCCTCCGGAGCGATTGAGCAGGACGCTGACGTGGTGATCCTGATGCACCGTGACCTGATGGAGTCCCCGCATGAGGCGGACATGATTGTGGCGAAGAACCGGAACGGGATCACGGGCACGGCGGAGATGGATTTCATTGGCCATAACTCGATGCTCCGGGACCGCGGCAAGCCGTCAGGGTTCTACGCGTGAGCGCCATCCGGATTGTGGCGAATGGCACCCCGGCGCCGCAGGGCAGTAAGAAGCATGTGGGCGGCGGCAGGATGGTGGAGGTGTCGAAGAACCTGCCGGCGTGGCGGGCCGCGGTGGAGGCTGCTGCCCGGCTCGCTACCGGCCCTGCGTGGGTTCCGTGGGACGGGCCGGTGTCCGTGTCGGGCACGGTGGGTATCCTCCGGCCGGGGTCCACGAAGTTCAAGGACTTCCCGGCGGGCGCCCCGGACCTGGATAAGATCCAGCGGGCCATCGGGGATGCGCTGGAAAAGTCCCGGCTGATCACCAACGATGCCCGGATCGTGCACTGGGATATCCGGAAGGTGTGGGCTGTGGGTGTGCCGGGGGCTGACCTGACGATCCGTGAGATCGGTGCGTAACTTTTAGCCTGACACGCCCACAATGTGTGGAACAGTGCGCAACTTTCTGATAGGCTTTGAGGACAATAAAGAAGCCGCCCGAACTGGTTGAAAGTCCGGGCGACGTATCGGAAAGGTAAGTTTCCAATGACAAGCATAACCCTCACCCACGAAGAGGTGGAGCGTTTCTGGGCAAAGGTGGACAAGTCCGGCGAGTGCTGGCTATGGACCGCCTACAAGGCCCGCAACGGCTACGGCCGGTTCTCAGTGCAGCAGAAGCCAACCCTTGCTCACCGTATCTCGTACAGCCTCGCCACCGGCGAACTGCCCCAGATTTTGGATCACAAGTGCAGGGTCCGGGCCTGCGTTAATCCTGAACACCTCCGCCCGGCCACGTTCAAAGAGAACCGAGAGAACTTGTCCGGAGCTCAGCGCGGGAGCAAGAGCGGCGTTCGGGGTGTCTCATGGTCTGCCCACTCAAAGAAGTGGAGGGCCGACGTGACCCACAACAACAAGCAGACGCTCTTGGGCTACTTCGGCACGATCGAGGAAGCGGAGGCCGCTGCGGTGGCCAGACGAAATGAACTCTTCACTCACAACGACGCAGACAGGACCGTAGCGTGAATACTCAAGCAACACCCCGACGCCGCGCATCATGGCGGCCCACCCGCCGCATCACCGACTACGTGTTCCGCGTAGCCCTCCCCGGCCGGCACCACAGCCTGGAATCCGCACTCATCCCCCTGATGACTCTCCGTGAGGTCCGGGCATGAGCGCGGAGGAAGCGATGGACCGGATCGGGACCGTTCTCGAAGCCCTCTACGCCGGGAACCTCACCACCAGCGACGCGCTCAACCAGATCGCCCAGATCCGGGGCGCCTACCTGATGGGGGCGGATCAGTGAGGGCCTGGTTTAGACGCCGGCGCCCAGCACTCGCCCCGCCAAGGATCGCTATCGAGGATATCCGGGTCATCGCCCATTGCGGGCTCACCCTTGACGACTGGGATGCGATGTCATCACTCGCCAAGGTGGACAAGCGGGAGGGTTACTACCGGGCGCAGGGGTTGGGGGCATGAGCGGGCAGTCAGCACTGTTCAACCTTCCGGAAATTCCGGATAGTTCAGTAACTGAGCTACTGACAAAGCACGCCAGATCGTACAACACCGAACGATCCGGGGTCGGTTACGTGGCCTGCCGTTGCGGGCTGGACATCCGGCTAAACGACATCAGCACCGCAGATGATGCAAGGACATTCGCGGCACACCAAGCGCAGGCGCTCGAAGCGGCTGCGCAGCACATGCTGGCGGCGACTTGGGATGAGGGGCGCAACGCAGTGTGGACATTCATGAGCAACCAGGATCCCCGCCGTGAACGTCCATCCGCCCTCGAACTACTCGCCGCCATGATCCACCCGGAAGGCAACTGACCATGAAACTTGACGAGATCCACGCCATCGCGCAGGAGAAGCAGGCGGCCGTGAAGATGATGGTGACCCTTGAATTCCTCGAAGCGATGATAACGATCCGGGGAACCGGGAAGGATCACACATGAGCGACATCAAGCGTGCCAAGGAAGTAGCCGAATCTCTCATTGCTGCCGGATGCGTCGAAGTGCAGGAGTTCAAGCACCTCACCATCGGGGCGCGTGTCAGGCTCTGGAGCGAGCAATGGCCGGACGCTGACAGGCTGGGCACCGGAAACATAGAGCGGATCTTCCATAAGCCGAACTCATCATGGGAGCGGACCTACGGCCGCCCCGATGTGGAGCTTATCGTCAGGCGCGACCGGCCAGGACTGGCGCCCGACGAAACTCACGCATTCGTGGCCGACTATCACGTCAAGCTCGTGGACGTGACCCCTTGACCGCGGCCCAGTTTGAGGACCGGGAGGGGCGGGACCTGGTCGAAGCCATCCACGAACGGAAGGTGTTCGACTACGACGCGCCCCTCCCTGACCTGCATATCAGGCAGGCGCGCAGTTGGGAACCCGCCGCGAGACACTACCGGGATTTGACTGAATCTGAAAAGGAAATGAACGCATGAGCGAGAACGAGCACGAAACAAAAGACAGGCCCCGCGAGGTCTGGGAAGCATGCACGGTTCAGTGCTACCTCCAAGGCCGCAAAGAGCGGGCCATCTCATGACCGCGAAGACCATGGCCGAACTGCTGGCAGGGCACTGGTCCGCATCGACCCACACAGATCGCAAGCCATTCGTTGACAAGTGCGACGGTTGTGGCGCGGTGATCTTCTCTTGGGGAGACCCAGCGGTGGCGGACGGCTCCGCCCGCCTCGCCGCCCACCAGTCCGCCGCTCTCACGGCTGCGGGGTTTGGGTTGGTGGCCGACGCGAAAAGGGAAGCTTGGGACCGTGGCATGAGCGACATGGCCGCACTCATGAAAGCTGGCCCCGGCTATGAGATAGGCAACCCCTACCGGAAGGCGTCATCATGACGATCAGTAACGAAGCCGTAGAAGCGGCGGCTGCGGCGCACGCTAACCGTGGCGGCTACACGAACTGGGAGGACTGGGGGGACTGGAATCCGGAGGTGAAGACGGAAGCGATGGACGACATGCGCGCTGCCCTCGAAGCGGCTGCCCCGTTCATCCGGGCCGACGCAAAAAGGGAAGCGCTGGAAGAAGCGGCGGACCGGTTCGATACCCGATCCGAGACGCTACTCAAGACCATGCAGAATATGGCGGACAGCTGGGAGTATGGGTCGGATGACATCACCCGCTACGGTGCGTACTCTGTTGAGGCCAACACCACAGCCGCCTGGCTCCGTGCCCGTGCTGCGGCCGTGAGGGGCGAAGGGTGAACTCCTGTGAAGCTGAGGAACGCTGCCTGCGGATCGCCTACGAGATAGAGCTGATGTGGGGTTCCGGGAAGACCGACCTGGGCCGGCTCAAAGCCATCGCGACCGGGGAGAAGTGCGGCGGCCACGACACGCCAACAACGGGTAACAGTGCGCAACTTAGCTGTTAAACTGTAGGTATGACATGTGGCGTGTGTGAGGGTACGACCAGCGACAGTATCCACCTATGCCCGGGCTGCCGGGACAAACTCACCGACAACCTCCGCCGGGTCGAATCCACCGTGGAGGCGGTCTGGACGTCAGCGGCCCGGCAGAACGTCGGCACCGGCTCAGTCGGCACCTCGGGGCACGCAGCCCCCGCAGACCCGTCCAACTCCCGGGCGTATGACACCGGCAGGACCCTGAACGTCATCCTCACCGGCTGGGCACGGGCACTCGGCCACACCCAACCCCACGCGGTCAAAGCCGCAAACATACTGCTCCTGCATATCCGGGAAGTACGGGAACAGGACTGGGCGCCCGTCCTGTACCAGGAACTCTCTGAGGCCCTGACTGACTGTGACCGGGCAACCGACCGGGCCGCGCCACGGATCTTCGCCGGGATCTGCCCCACCGAAGAGGACGGGGAGGGATGCGGGACACCTGTCTACACCCCCGAAGGGAGGACCGAAGCACGATGCCAGACGTGCGGGTCAACGTGGGACCTCACGGACTGGCGGGCACGGGCCATCGAAGCCGCCGGCCACCACACCGGCACAGCGGCCGAACTCTCCCGCATCCTCTCCGACCCCGTCCGGAACATCATGTTCCCGCTGAACAAGATCAGCGTGTGGGTGAACCGGGGCAAACTCACCCATGTGAATGAGTGGGACAGGTGGATGGCCGGCATCTTCAATAAGCCCATCCCGCCCAAGCGATACCAGGTGCGGAAGGTCCGGAACCTGTGGGAACGGGCCATCAAGGAATCACAGGCACGCCGTGAAAGGATAGCCGCATGAGCGACGATACCCGAGAGACATTCGCGACCGCAGCCGAAGTGAAGACTGAGGTTGACAGGATACTCGCTGATCCACTGGACACTGAGCGTTCGCACATGGACGAAGACTTGGTATGTGAGTCGTTCGTCCGGTCCATTGCAAGGGGCACCGCTCAGGACCCCGTTGGTATGGCGAGGGAGATTGAGCGGATGCTAGCCGCTGACCTGAATAGGTGGTACTCATGACGATCACCGAGTTCCTACTGGCGCGCATCGCTGAGGATGAGGCGGCCGCCCAAGCAGCTTCGACTGGGCCTTGGGTGTGGGTCGGTGAAGCGGCCGAAGACTCAGCGTTCCTGTATGCGGGTGACAACGAGCCGGTTATCGCGGCCTACGGCAACCACACCGAAGGGTACATCGAGTGCAGCGACGCTGACCGCTCCTACATCGCCCGTCACGACCCAGCCCGTGTCCTGGCTGAGTGCAAGGCCAAGCGGGCGATCCTCGCGGAGCACCGCCCAGAGGTCGAGACTGTTGAATGGTTCGATACCGTCAGCGATACAGGGACGGCGCCCGTCTGCCCCTCATGCCGCCCGAAGGAACCAATAGAGTGGCACCCGCGGCCGGGGGAAGCTGGCGTTCGGCCCGAAGGGTTTGTTCCGACTTACGTTCTCGCCCCATGCCCGACGCTCCAAGCCCTCGCCGCTGTCTACGCCAATCACCCTGACTATGCAAGAGTGAGCGACACGCCGACAAAAGAGTAGGCAAGTTGCCCAGAATGCTGTAACGTAGGTATTGGACAAACTGCGATACGTGACTGAGACCCACGGAGAGCAGCCGGAAGCCCCGCAGGCCCCCATAACTGCGGGGCTTCCTTCATGCCCCCGGAACACCCGGCCCGGGTAACAGAGCGTATAGCCAAGAGGTTAGGCACTGGCCAGCAAAGCCAGAGGGACGCGGGTTCGACTCCCGCCACGCTCCCTGAGTGAACGTATCGCCGACCAACAATAGGAAACGCGGCTTCACAAGTAGCTCACCCCTTCAATCGGAGGTAACGCATGGACGCCTGCCCGGCCTGTACCGCGTCCATGCGTGACGCCAACCTCCACTGCCAATCCCCCGGCTGCGTCTGGCTGATCTGCGGCAAATGCCGGTCATGGATCAACAACGAAACAGGGACCTACTACGGCAAAACCATCTGGGGAACGCCAGACGGATACATCAAAGCCGAATAGAAAAAACTCCCGCGATGGCTGGAACCATCCGGGAGCGTGATCGAACTGATTAAGGAGCTCGATATGGAAACCATAACATTCACGCCGAAAGACCTTGCACGATTCTGGGCCAAGGTTGATGAAACTGGCACCTGCTGGACATGGACGGCATCCAAGGATCGCGATGGCTACGGGCAAATCTGGTTTGCAGGGAAGCTGCGGGTAGCTCACCGAATAGCTTACGAGATAGCAAATGGGCCGATCCCTACAGGGAAGCAGTTGGATCATATCTGCCGAGTGCCAGCATGTGTGCGGCCCGGCCACCTCCGCGTCGTGACCAATAAGCAGAACCAGGAGAACCTGACCGGGGCGTATTCCAACTCTCGGTCAGGCATTCGTGGCGTGAACTGGAACAGCGGCCGCCGTAAATGGGCCGTCGGAGTGCAGCACAACGGCAAGGCGTATCATGGCGGGCTCTTCACAAGCCTCCCTGAGGCAGAGCAAGCCGTCATCGCATTACGCAACAGACTTTTCACACATAACGAACTAGACCGGGGCTGAGGTGAGAGCGTGTGCCAGCCGCCAAGTACACCAAGGCACAACGCGACGAAGCCCTCGCGCTCTACCACACGCACGGACCCACAGCAGTCCAAACCCAACTAGGGATACCCAAAGCAACCGTCACCGGATGGGCCAAAGCGAACGGCGTCCGAACGGTTCGAACCGAACGCACGCGTGAGGCGACGGAAGCCCGTGCGGTTGACCTGAAGGCGTCCCGGCAGGAGTTGGCTGCTTTGCTGCTGGCTGACGCTCACCGGTTGCGTGCGCAGATGTGGGAGCCGACTGTGGCGTTCGCGTTCGGAGGTAAGGACAACACATACGCGGAGCAGGAGATCCCGGAGCCGACGTTTGTGGACAAGAAGAACATCCTCGGCGCTGTGGGTATCGCTGTTGACCGTGTGGTGAAGCTGAACGCGGTTGATGAGTCCCCGGCTGATTCGGCGGCTGCTGCGGGTTCTGTGGTGGACAAGCTCATGGAGGGCTTCACGGCGATCTACCAGGCCGGCCAATGAGCGCAATGTCGTTCAAGCAGGTCGCTTCGATTGTGGAGGCCCGGAACGTCAAGATCAGCCTGTGGGTTGGTGCGGTGTCTGCGGGGAAGACGATCGCGTCCCTGTTCGCTCTCCTCGGTGCGATCCGCGCCACTGAGGGTACGGGCCTGATTGTGATCATGGGCAAGACGCTGCAGACGATCGAGCGGAACATTATCGCCCCGTTGCAGGACCCGCGCCTCTTCGGCGACCTCGCGTCCACGGTCATGCATACCCGTGGTTCGAATGTCGCGGTGATCCTCGGCAAGGAAGTCGAGCTGGTCGGCGCGAACAACGTGACCGCTGAGGAGAAGATCCGCGGCTCCACCATTGAACTCGGGTACGTCGATGAGGCGACCCTGTTGCCGATCGGGTTCTGGGAAATGCTGGTCTCCCGGCTCCGGACCCCGAACGAACCGCACCTGCTGGCCACCACCAACCCGGGATCAACCCGGCACTGGTTGCGGCTGGAGTGGATCCTCAAAGCGGCCGAGAAGAACATGCAGGTCTTCCACTTCATCATGGACGACAACCCGTCACTGACGGCCGAGTATGTGCGGGACATGAAAGCGTCCTTCACGGGCGTGTTTTATGACCGGATGATCAACGGGTTGTGGACGAACGCTGAGGGCGCCGTCTATGACATGTGGGACCCCACGAAGCATGTGGTCCCATGGGAGCGGCTGCCGCCCATACGCCGCTGCCTGGCGGTGGCCATCGACTTCGGCACGCAGCACGCGACAGCCGTGGGCATGCTCGGCCTCGGCTACGACCGCCGCCTCTACCTCATGGATGAGCTGCGGATCGATGTGGCCGTCAACGAGGTCCGCCAGGCGCCCTCGCAGCAGGCGAAGGCGGTCAAGGACTGGCTCCGCGCACCACACCACCCCGAACAGGTCTCGCTCGTCCCGGAGTGGATCATTGTGGACTCCGCCGCCGCTGACTTCCGTGAGGAGCTGCGGCTGGCCGGGATCTACTCGCAGGGCGCCCGGAAGGACGTCGCCTACGGCATCGGGGTGATCTCATCCCTGCTGGTCCAAGGGCACCTGCTGGTCTCTGACCGGTGTCAGGGCGTCATTGACGAGATCACCGACTACGTGTGGGACGCGAAGGCCACGGAGCGTGGTGAGGACGCCCCCGTGAAGAAGAACGATGACAGTTTGGACATGCTGCGCTACGCCGTTGTCACGACCGAATCACAGTGGAGATCCGAACTAGGACCCGCCAACCACCTGACCTGAGAGGGCGTGCCCGATGGCTTTGCCACAGACCACCCAAGCATGGCCACCAGTACAACTGGAGAAGACCCTGCCGCAAATGGGTGTCTGGTCAGCATGGTATGCCGGCGACTCTGACCAACTCTCATCCGTGTACGGTGGCGCGACGGGCGCCGACCCGTCCGCGACCGGGTTCTTCGCCTCCGACCACGGCGGTTTCCGTGCGACCGTCGGTCGGGCACTGACCCGCTGGTTCTGGGGCGAAGCCTCGAGGGGTCCGGACCGGCGGGTCAAGCTCCACGTCCCCATCGCCGCTGAACTCTGCCAGGCCTCAGCTGACCTGCTGTTCGCGGACCAGATCACCCTCAAAGCCGCCGACGAAACCACACAGGCGCGCCTGGACACCCTGTGTGATGACGGGCTGCATTCCGAGCTCGCCGAAGCCGCTGAGGTGGGTGCCGCACTCGGCGGGGTCTACCTCCGGGTCACGTGGGACGACACCGTGTCCCCTGACAAGCCGTTCCTCACCCATGTGGATGCTGACCAGGCCATCCCCGAATTCACCTGGGGCCGCCTCACGGCTGTCACGTTCTGGCAGGTTGTGGCCCGCGACGGCAAGCACGTGTACCGGCACCTCGAACGCCACGAAACACTCGCGGACGGGACGGGGGTTATCCTCCACGGCCTGTACGACGGCGAAGAGGACAAGCTCGGCCACCCGATTCCGCTGACGGAGCAGCCCGCCACGGCTGGCCTTGCCCAGCATGTGGACGCGTTCGGGATCATCAGCTCCGAATCGGACGGGCTGTGCATCGAGTACGTCCCGAACCAGACCCCCAACCGGAAATGGCGGACCGACCAGCACGGCCGCAACCTCGGCCGCAGTGACCTTGACGGCGTCGAACAGCTCATGGACGCGTTGGATGAGGTCTACACGTCGTGGATGCGTGACATCCGGCTGGGCAAGTCCCGGCTGATGATCGCCAAATCCCTCCTCGACAACGTCGGTACCGGTAACGGGCAGGCGTTCAATGCGGAGCAGGAAGCCTACTCCTCCATGAACCTGTTGGCCGGGGCTGATTCGAAGCTGGCCGACCAGATCGAAATGGTCCAGTTCAACATCCGCGTCCAGGAACACAAGGAAACCTCGGCGCAGCTCGTCCAGGACATCCTCCGCCTCGCCGGGTACTCGTCTGAGACGTTCGGGATCTACGACGGCGGCGGGCCAGTGAAGACGGCCACCGAGATCGAATCCAAACAGCAGCGCTCGCTCCTGACCCGTGACCGGAAGATCCGGCTGTGGCGGCCTGCTATTGCCCGGATCATCGAGAAGCTCCTCGCCGTCGACAATGCACTGTTCAACACCCCGTTGACGGTGCAGCAGCCCGACGTCTGGTTCCCGGACGGGGTGCAGGACTCGCCCCTGTCCATCGCCCAGACCGTTCAGGCCCTCAAGGCTGCCGGGGTCATCTCGGACCAGATCGCGGTCGGCATGGTCCACCCGGACTGGGACGAAGACGAAGTGTTGGAGGAGGTCGCACGGATTCAGGCGGAGCAGCAAGCCGCAATGCCTGCCGCCCTGCCGGACCCGATGTTCCTCCACCCTGACGATGGGAGCCTGGCCGATGGCACGGCACAGCATGGGCAGGCAAGCAATCGTGACAGCGGATGAGCAAGACGCCTACACGGGGTGGCGGAAGATCTACTGCTACCTCCACCGCGCCGGGGTGGTCAAAGCCATCAAGCGAGACACCCACCGCAGGGTCCGCCGTGAAGCCAGAGCCGAGATACGCAGGGAGATGGCATGACTAAGTTCTGGTGCCCAGGATGCGACGACCTCCACATGGTCAGTGACGCATGGCAGGTGACGGGGGCAGGTGAAACCCTGACCATCTCCCCGTCCGTGCTCGTCTACGAGCGGAAGAAGTTCATCAATGAGGACTTGGAGTGGGACGCGCTTCTCGCACCGGAGAACGTAACTACGGCCCCACGTTGCCATTCGTTCGTGCGCAACGGGCACATCGAGTTCCTGAGCGACTCAACGCACGCGCTGGCCGGTCAGACTGTGCAGCTGCCGCCTCTTCCGGAATGGTTACGCTCCTGACGATTGGATGACTGATGGCAGAGACCCAATCCACTGAGTCCCTGCCATCAACGGTTGACCAGCTGGCCGCCGCGGTCCTGGTCGTCTTCGCGGCGGCCGAGGCCCGGCTGGTCACCGGCTCAGCCGTGCTGGTGCGGGCTGCGATCCTGAATCCGGCCTTGGCCCCATCACTGCGGGGCGGGCTGGACCGGCTCGCCCTCGAAACCTCGCACGAGGTCATGGCCAAGGTCCATACCCTGGCCACTGAGGTAGCGGCAACAGCCACCCGGAACGGTGACGCCACGGCGGCGCGGGAAGTGCGGGCACTCGAACGGTCTGTGAAGACCTTCACCGCAAGCCCGGTTTCGAAGATCCTCCCCCACGACGTGACCGCGTCCGCTGCCATCGCGGAAGACCTGGCCACCCGGCTGGGTGCGGCAGCCCAACGCATCACACGGTACTCGGATGACGCCTACCGGGCCGCGGTGGCCTCGGGCGCCCTGGTGCAGATCAACCCGGCCCGCGACATCGTCCGGAACAGCTTCAGCGCGGCAACCCCGCAGGAGGCACAGGCGCAGGCATGGCGGGAACTCACTAGCCGCGGCGTCACCGGCTTCACCGATGCCAAGGGCCGTGAGTGGAACTTGGCCACCTATGTGGAGATGGCTACCCGCACCGCCACCCAACGCGCCTACAACGCGAGTCACAGGGAGCGGCTGACCCTCGCCGGTATCAACTACTTCACCATCTCAACGACAGGCCGTCCCTGCCCGCTCTGCGCCCCGTGGGAGGGCATGGTGCTGGCCGACACCCCCGGCACGGTGACGGAGGACGGCCACACGTTCACCGTGACGGCCACCATCGAGGACGCCATGGCCGCCGGGCTGTTCCACCCGAACTGCAAGCACACCCTCACGGCGTACCTGCCCGGCTTCACGGTCCTGAAGCCGAACCAGTGGACCGCGGCCGACGAAGCCAAGTACCGGGACACGCAGAAGCTCCGCGCCCTTGAACGGACCGTGAGGCAGGCCCGCCAGGTGCAGGCCGCCGCACTCACACCGCCCGACCGTGCCGCCGCTGGCCGTGACGTCAGGGCTGCGCAGGCCAACGTCCGCGCCTTCGTCAACCAATCGGGCCTGACCCGGCGCACCCGCCGCGAACAACTGAACCTCGGCAACAAATAAACCCTCACAGGAGTCACCATGGCAGAGCTTGCGATCGTCATTGGCATCGCGTTGGTACTGGCTACCTACTTCCTCATCTCTGGGGAATGGCAGTCGGCTTGCGTATTTGCCGCAGTTGCCGCATACGGCGTCAAGGTCTGGGTCAAGGAGAGGCGGCGGCGCCATGCTGACCGGGCAGATCGGGCTTAGGCGGCACTCCACTGGCTGGGTGGGCAAGTGCATCGAGTGGGCCACCAACTCCCACACACACCACGTGGTGGTGGCCGTCTCGGAAACCGTGTGCATGAGCGCGGAGCCGGGCGGGGCACGGTACCGGCCCATCAGCGACTACCCGGAGCTCACGTGGTCACGGTTCGGCCTGACCGACGACCAGCGCACCCTGATTCGTGACGCCGCCGCCGACTACGAAGGCAGCCCGTACAACTACGCGATCTACGGGCCCCTGCTCTGGCAGCGGATCACCGGCCGGAAGGTCGACGGCTGGGTCGCCCGGTGGCTGTCCCGGCGGCCGAACGAGAACTGTTCCCAACTGTCCGATGACATTTACAACGCCGCGGACCTGCACCTGTTCGAGGACATCCCCGAAATTGTTACCCCGGGCGACTTTGAACGCCTGTTTGCCCGCCTCGGCTGGCTCTAACCAACCCCTCACAACCGTTCCGGGAGGACACCATGACACGCACCATCCACGGCATTGACCCCTACGCCCCCGGCGGCATTGACGCCCTTCTCGCCCACCATCGGCTGGCCTTCGGGGATGCCGTCATGGAAGAAGGCGAGGGCGGTGAAGGCGCGGAGGGCGGCCAGCAGGAGCAAGGCGGCACAGATGGAGCCGGTGACGGTTCCGGCGCCGGTGAGGGCCAGCAGCAGGGCGAACAGAAAAACATCTGGGATGACCCCGCATCGGCCCGGGCAGAGATCGAGAAGCTCCGGAAGCAGAACGGCGACGACCGCATCCTTGCGAAAAAGACGGCCGCCGACGAAGCCCGCAACGAACTCCTCCAGAAGCTCGGCCTCACCAAGGAAGGCGAGACCGCCCCTGACCCGGCGCAGCTCGCCAAGGATCTCGCAGCCGAACGCACAGCCAAAACCACCACAGCCCGGGAGCTCGCCATCTTCAAGGCCGCCTCCACGGCCGGAGCGGACCCCACCAAACTGTTGGACTCCAACTCCTTCATGACTTCCGTCCAGGGGCTGGACCCCACGGACGGGGCAGCAGTCGCAGCAGCCATCACGGCAGCAGTGACCGCTAACGCATCACTCAAGGCGGCCCGGGCGGCTGGCGCGAGCGGCATCGAGCAGACCGGCGGGACCGGCGAGCAAGGCCAAATCACCGAAGCACAACTCAAAACCATGACACCCGACCAGATCGTAGCAGCCCAGGAAAAGGGCCTGCTGCGGAACCTGCTCGGATAACCCGAAAGGCACACCATGTCTCTTCTGAATTTCCGCCCGGAGATCTGGAGCGCCAACCTCCTGGTTGCGCTCCGCAAAGAACTCGTCTACGGCGCCTTCATCAACCGCGACTACGAAGGTGAGATCAGCGAGGCCGGCGACACGGTCCGTATCACCTCCGTTGGCCGCCCCACCATCCAGACCTACGTGCCGGGCATCACCTCCATCAACCCGGAGGACGTCAACGACTCGCAGCGGACCCTCGTTGTGGACCAGAGCAAGTTCTACTCCTTCAAGGTCGATGACGTGGACGCCCGCCAGGCCAAGGGCAATGTCATCCCCCAGACGATGAACGAAGCCGCCTTCGGTGTCGCTGACGTCATCGACCAGTACATTGCCAGCTTCTACACCGGCATCCAGACCGCGAACCAGCTCGGTTCGATCACGGTCAACTCGGCGACGACCCCCACCGATGTGTACGACAAGGTGCTGATCCCGATCCGGACCAAGCTGAAGAAAGCCAACGTACCCTCGAATGGCCGCTCCATCGCGGTCACCCCGGAAATGTACGGCTGCCTCCTGCGTGACTCCCGCTTCATCAAGGCCAACGAGTCCGGCGGCACTGAGGGTCTGCGTAACGGCATTGTTGGCCGCGCCGCAGGGTTCGACATTGTGGAGACGAACAACGCCCCGAACACCACGGGCAGCGAGTACGCCATCCTCGCCGGCGTGAACTCTTCGATCACGTTCGCTGAGCAGATCAACAAGATCGAGGCATTCCGCCCGCAGTCGTCCTTCTCGGACGCCGTGAAGGGCCTCGTGCTCTACGGCGCGAAGCTTGTCCGCCCCGACTCCCTGGCAAGCGCGCTTGTCACCGTCTCCTAACCAGAAAGGTAGCTGACTACTATGGCACGCACCGCTGTACCAGTAACTGACCTGACCACCGCCACATCCGTGGCTGACCCGGCAGGCACCACCGCCGACCCGACCAACGGGCACACCATCACCGGTGTCCGCTCCGAAGTCCTCGCCCTGCGGGTGAAGAACACCACCGCCGGCGCCCTGAATGCGATCCTGCGTGCAGGCACCCAGCCGCTCGCCCCGTCATCCGGGCAGGGCGACCTGACCGTGTCCGTGGGCGCAGGCGCTACCGTGTTCATCTCCCCCGCGGAGTCGGCACGCTACATCCAGTCCGATGGGTCGGTGTCCCTTGACCTGGGCGCCGGGTTCACCGGCACCGTCACCGCGTTCAAGGTGAACCGCCGCTGATGGCTGAAGAGCCAGAGGAGCAGGCCGCACAGCCTGCAACGGTCTTCATTCTCGGTGAGGGCGGGGGCGTTTTTGAACTGTCCCTGCCCTTGCACGAGACGATCGCGGACAAGCTCGCGAAGGGCCATGTCCGGCGTGTCCAGCCGGACGGCACCCCCTACGTTGAGGGTGACCGTCCTGACGGCGTGCCGGGGCTGCCTGAGTCGAGGCCTGCCATCAACGCCGTGAAAGCGGAGTGGGTGGGCTGGGCTGTTGTCCAGGGCCTGACTCCGGATGAGGCTGAGGCGTTGACGAAGACGGACCTGATCGAGCGTTTCGGCGCCGGTCAGGAAACTCCAACCGATCCCCCGGTAGATCCGGAAACCGGGACGGCGGCTCCTGAGGGAACCGAACCCCCGGCCGAGTAACACACCGTGGGCCGCGTCTTCGGGCGCGGCCCACGCCCCACACACTTAGGAGGCCCGCATGGCTGGCTTGTTCGGTAACTTCGTCGTCCCTGACGCCCTCGCAGCCCCCACGGACCTCGCAGCATGGACCGGCACCACCGCCCCGGCGAACGCCGTCCCGCTGCTGCGCTCCGCCACCACCCTGGTCCTCGCCGCGACGAAGGGCGCCTACTATGCGGTAGACCCGCTCACCGGGTTGGCAACTGACCCCGTCGTCGCGAAGGTCCTCAACGATGCCACCTGTATTCAGGCAGCGGCGTGGGCGGCCCTCGGCGTCAACCCGCTCACGGGCGGCGTGGCCGTCTCCACCGTCGTCTCGCAGAAGTCCATCGGCTCCGCACGCCTCACCTACGCCGACGCCGCCCAAGCCGCCACCGCGAAGACCGCCGCAGTTACCGAGCTCGTGCCCGAAGCCGTGGCGAAACTCTCCCAGAACAACCTCCTGCCCACGAACGTCTGGATCTACGGCTGATGGTCGTCTACTCCAACCCGGCAGCGGCGACGGACCTTGGCAGCTTCTGGGTGCACACCATCATGGTCGAAACGTTCGAAGGTGTGGGAGCCTCCGGTGACGTGTACGCGGTCCCGCAGTACGTCGCCGGGTTCCTGGAGGGCAAGAACATCACCGTCCGGGATGCGTCCGGGAACATGGTCACAGCAGGGTCCACGTTCTACACCGACAGCGCCTATGCTGACCTGTTCACCCCGGACACCCGGGTCACGATCGACGCCCGCGTGTCTTACGTCATCACCCAGAACCGCAACGACTCCGGGGGCCTCAACCTGCCGGATCACACGATGGTGCAGATCAAGTAATGGGTGAGACGTTCAGCGTCCACCTGGACCAGATCACGGACGCCGTCATAGCCGCGATCCCCGGGGCCAGCTTCAAGGCCATGGAGCACGTCCGTGGTGTGGCGGTCGAACGCACCCCACTGGAGTCCGGCGATCTCCGCTCCGGCGCGCACACGGACGCCACCCCTGACGGCGCCACCGTCACCTACGAAGGTCCGTACGCCCGTTACCAGGAGTACGAGATCCTGCGGCATGAGGTTGGCCAGCGCCTCTACCTGACGTCGTCCGTCCTCTCCGAAACCCCGAAGGTCATTGAGATCCTTACCGAAGAGCTGTCCAAGGCAATAGAGTAGAGGTCCCATGAGTTACGTCAAGGACGTCCTGACCGGGTTGGCGCAGATGCTGTCCGACTCGGCCATTGGCGTGTACAAACCCGCCGGCACGTATCTGGCCACGGACCGGGCGATCGTGTTCGGGGTGTGGCCGCAATCCCCGGACGCGTGCATTGTCCTGAACTACACACCCATGAACCTCGGCGTCATGGTCCCGATGGAACGCGGCATCCTTGAGTGTCATATCCGGGGCAGTGCAGGGAATGTGTGGGATGCCTCGGATACGGGCGCCGCCGTCCGCGACTTCCTCCAAGGGTTGGCCGGGCAACCGCTGGGTACGGCGAATATCGTCCAGGTGTTGCATCAGAACAGTGTCCCGCTCGTCCAGGACTCGCTGAAGCGGTTCGAGCATGTGGAGCTGTTCCTCCTCGACCTCGACACCCCCGGCACCACGGCACGGCCCAGCGCAGGCTATTAAATCCAGTCGCCGCACGGTACGATTCAGCCCATGAAACATCTTTGGGGAATCGCCGCGCTGGTCCTGCTCACCGGATGCGCCGCAACGCCGCCGCCACCGGCCCCCACCCCGGATAACAGCATCTTCCTCACCCAGTACCGGACACGGTTCCTAGGCGGGACCGACGATGCCGGGGTGCGCATCGGCCATTACATCTGCGACGACTACCGGGCCGGCACCTCATTCCGGGATGAAGTCACTTACCTGATGTCGAAGAACGCGGCGTTCACCGCCGGGGATGTCGGGTTCCTGATCGGCGCGTCCACCTCCGCGTACTGCCCGGAGTTCAACAACCGCCACTAAGGCGCACAAGACCATAACTGAATAGAGGCCCCTCCGGGGGCCTCACCTGTTTAACCCTTCTAGCCTCACGGACCCGTGGGGCTTTTTTTATGTCCAAAGCCCCATAGGAGGCACCCATGTCCACAGCTCTCGCGAGGCGCTTCAAGGTTCAAGTATCTTCCGATAACGTCACCTGGCTGAACGTAGCCGGTGTCACCGACTTCAGCCCGAACGAAAACCCAACCATCGTCGCGGCCGACGACTACGACACCAACGGGTTCGCGTCGTACGAGAAGACCATGACCGGCGCCAAGGCTGTCGTCAAGGCCAACCGGAAGACCACGGCCGGCGTGTTCGACCCGGGCCAGGAGCTCGTCCGCACGACCCGTTACCAGTTCGGTGACGCTGCCCGCCTGTACATCCGCTGGTACGACCGGACCGGCGTCAACGAAGCCTACTCCGGCCGCGCACTGGTCGACTGGCAGCAGTCCAAGACGGGCATCGCAGACCTTGAAGAGGTCACGATGACATTCACGATTGACGGCGTCCTCGCCGCGATCACCACCCCGTACACGGCCACCGTCGTTCCCGTCGTGGCCTCCGCTACCCCCTCGGGCGTGGCTGTGGGCGGTCAGGTGCAGATCACCGGCAACGGCTTCACGGGCACCGTCGTGACCTCCGGTGTGAAGTTCAACGCGATCAACGCCACCAGCTGGATTGTGGTGTCCGATTCGCTGATCATCGCTGTCATGCCTACCGGCACGGCAGGTTCGGCGCCGATCATCGTGACGAACGCGGCTGGCGCGTCCGCCGCCTTCGCGTACACCCGCGGCGCCTAGTTAGATCCCCCCGCACCGCCCTGACCCGGCGGTGCGGGGCCGGTTACCGGTGGCGGGCCCCTGTGAGGGTGGGCCCGCCACCTTACTACCCACCCTCACGACTCTCACAAAGGACACCCTCATGGCTTTGCGCCCCCTCGAAGACATTATCGGCCCGCTCATTGTCCCGGTCCGCGGCAAGGAATACACCCTGCCCGCCGTGACGCTCTCGGACGGGCTGAAGATCCACGCGTCCCGCAACAAGGGCGAGCTCCTACTCTCCAGTGACCTGTACCGGATCATCCTCGGCGACGTGCACACGGACATGCTCAAGGACAACGTCCCCGGCGACGTCATCGACCGGGTGTTCCTCACCGCCTACACCGACTTCACGTCCGGCCGTGACAGTGCGGAAGAGGTGTGGGAGAACGGCCTCCCAAAAGCACTCCGGGACGCAGCGAAGGAGGTCCTGAAGACCCTACCGGGCGGGGCCTCTACGACGAAGCCACCGGCCTCTGGGAATGGTACGACCGCCCCGAAGGCCAGGGCGACGCGGTCACGTGGGAGCAAATCCTCACCCACTTCCCCCTCATCATCGCCGACCTCGCCAGTGAGTACGGGGTCAGGGTCCACAAAGAGTCCCTGATGTGGGCGGAGTTCCGCGACCTTGTCCACGGGCTCCTCCAAACCGAGTCCCGGCTGTGGCACGCCACCCAACCAGTGAAAGAACAGGGAGCGTAAACCATGGCAGACGGGCCCACAACCACCGGCAGCATCGACGCGAAACTCACGATCGACAAATCAGCGTGGGACAGGTCCGTCGCCGAGGCTAAGGCTGAGGCCCGGGAACTCGGGGCGCTCTCCCCTGAGGTCAAGATCGGTGTCGACGTCGGGCCGGCGCTGGCGAAGATGGCCGAAGTTGAGGCGGTCGAACGGCAACTTGAGGCCACGAACGTCCGCCTCGCCGCGACGGAGAAGATTGTTGACCGGGAACAGGTCCAGTCCACCAGTTCAGCCATGCGGCTCGCGACGGTCGAGAAGCTCCTCGGTGAGGCGCACAAGGAAACCGCCGCCAAGGCAGCGGAGCAGGCCGTAGCGGAGCAGGCCAACACGCAGGCCACCGATAAGGGCGTGGCAGCCTCCGACCGGGCAGGCGCCGCGAACAACCGGCGCGTGTCCGGGCTGCAGGTCCTCATCGGCCTCGCCCCGGCGATTCTTGCCGCCGCGGCCCCCATCGCGGCCGGCGCTGTCGGCCTGGGTGTTGCGTTCGGCGTCATGGGTGTCTCCGGCGTCCTTGCCATCAAGGGCATCAAGGATGAGATGGCCGCCGGCAGCACTGCCGGCAACGAATACGCTGCCGGGCTGGGTGTCCTGAAGGGCAGCCTGGACCAACTCTCCGCGACGTCGGCTAACGCCATGCTCGGCTCGTTCAATGGCGTGGTCGGGGACATCAATTCCCGGATGCCGTTCCTGAACCAGCTTGTGGGTGAGGGCGCGGGCCTGCTGGGCCAGATGGGTGGCACAGCCCTGTCCGGGGTCCTGAACGGGTTGCAGCAGATGAACCCGCTGATCCAGCAGGGAGGCGTCGAGCTCGGCAAGTTCGTGACCTGGCTTTTCAGCTTCACCAACACGAACGGCTTCAGCGAGTTCCTGGCCTACGCCGGGGCGAACCTGCCCGCCGTCATGACCCTCATCGAGTCCTTGGTGACGACGGCCGGGCATCTCCTCGCCGCGTTCGCCCCTCTGGGACCTGTGGTGATCGGTGTCCTCACGGCCATCTCTGACACGCTCTCGGCCCTGCCGCTGCCGGTCTTGGCCGGGCTCGTCACCACCGCAACCCTCATCGGCCCCGCCATGACCATTGCCGGGGCAGGCATGAGAATCGCCGGGGACGAGGCGGCACTGTTCGGGATGAAAGCCAACCTTGCCGTCCCCGTGGTCGGCATCCTGCTGGCCGCCCTGTCCGGGCTGGGCATTATGGCGATCACCGCCGCGCAGGGCACAGACCACGGCAGCGCGTCCATGCAGAACTACACCCAAGCACTCCGGGACGACACGAACGCCATTGGTGAGCATGTCCGTGCCCAGGCCGCCAAGGCCCTGGCTGATTCTGGGGCTGTCTCCGCCGCCAGAACCCTTGGTGTGTCAATTGATGACGTGACAGCAGCGGCGACAGGAAACGCGGACGCGCTCGCCCGCGTTAATTCCGTCACGCATGACGCTATCAATGCCTCCCAAGGGGCCGTGGCCGGTCATCAGATCGCAACGGAAGCCCAGGTCAAGAATGGGGCGGCGGCTAAGGTCCTCGCCGCCGCTGTGGATGGCACAAACGGTGCGATCGCGGACGGTATCCAGAAAAACAAGGACTACGCCGAAATACTCGCGGCGACCAAAGCCTCCACTGAGGCGAACACGGGCGCCGCACAGCTCAACGCCAACACCTACGGCACCAGCGTGTCCATGTACCAGCAGGCCGTTACTGCGCAGGACAAGGCCAAGCAGTCCACCGACGCGCAGACCCTTGCGATGCAGTTGCAGGGCGACGCCGCGGGCCTGTTGAAGCAGGCATTCGACGCGCTCAACGGCAAGTCGCTCTCCCTCGAGCAGGCGCAGACCCGGGCAGCCGGCGCGACCAACTCGGTAACGCAGGCATTCCAGCAGAACGGGCTGGCCATCGACGGCGGCACGGCCGCAGCCGTAGCGAACCAGACCGCGCTGCAGAACAAAGCCCAAGCTGACCAGGCCGCCGCCGAAGCGGTAGCCAAGGCGACCGGAAAAACCGAAGACGGCACCAAAGCATACGGGGAGTCAAAGACCGCACTGGAGAACTCCATGCGGTCCCAGGGTCTCCTGACCGATTCGGTACAGGGCTACATCGACAAGCTGTACGACGTGAACAACTTCAAGCCGAAGCCGGTCACGCTCGACGTGAACACTGCCGATGCTGAGTTGAAAGTCGCAGGGTTCCAGCGCGCCGTTGATTCCCTGACGGGTAAAACGGTGCTGATTTACGCGCAGGCGAACATCGACGCGGCCATGGCCGCACTGGATACTCTCCACGCGAACTCCATGGTCGCCGCCAACGCCTACGCAACCGGCGCCGCTTATTCCACCAAGGCTGCCGGTGGGATGGTTGCGGAGCTTCACGCGGACGGCGGCATGGCGGGTGCCAGTTATCTTGCCCGCGGCGGCTTCCCCGGCGGACCCGTCGGCACGGACACGGTCCCGACCTGGCTAACACCCGGGGAAGTGGTCATGAAACGGGCGTCGGTCCAGTCCATCGGCGCCGGGACCCTGTTGGAGGCAAACCGCACCGGCCAGCTACCCACACAAGGGCAGCAGACACAAGGCGGAGGCGCTTCCAACATCACGGTATACATCGGGAATGAAGCAATCGATTCACACATGGTGCGCATCGTCCAAGAAGGCATCGACGGCGTGGCCCGCCAGATCGGAGGGATGCGCCGATGACTGTTGTCTACTCCACGTCCGGGCCGTACGTCCTGGAACTGGAGACCATCGACGAAACCGCCACCCGCGGCGGGGCCGTCCGGGTCACGGTCTCCGGGGTCACCACGACCACGACGTTCAGCCTGACCCGGTTGTGTGAAGGCAAAACGATCACGGTTCCGGGGTGGCGGGCTAAACAGTTCATCGACACGGTCGTGGATACGGACTGGTGCGCCCCCACCAACCGGCCCACCACGTACACGCTGCTTGTGGGCGGCGTCGTGGTCGCTGCGGCGACGATCACCCTAGCGAGTGTGTACGGGTGGCTGCAGGACCCGCTGCAGCCGGACAAGTGCCTCAGGTTCGCCCTCACCCGGGACAGCCTCGGCACGGCCGTGCTGGATGCGGGGTCGCTGAAGCAGTTCACCCACCGGGCGAACTCGGGCACCATCCAGATCCTCGGTTCCCCGGAACCGGTCGCGTTCGGCGGGCAACGGCAAGCCCAGTCCGGGGTCAACCACCGGCTCCGGACGTTCACCGACGCCGACTCCGCCACGGTGCTGGCCATCATCAAGGGCACCCCGATCCTCCTGATCCGGTCCCTTCCCAAAATGGTGGGCATCCCGGCTTTGGCGTACCTGAACGGCGACGTCGGGCAAACCCCGTTCACCACCCACCTGCCCGGCGGCCACCAGCAGTACTGGACCATCACCGGGGACCTGATCGCCGCCGTCCTCCAGGCCGCCGTGACCGGGTCCGTCACCTACGACCAGGTCCAGCAGTTGTTGGCCGGGTACACGTACGACCAGGTGCAGACCCGGGCTGCGGCGACCACTTATCTGGACTGGCAGAAAAACCCGCTCATTTTCAGCACACTCTAGGAGCCCTTTGTGAGAGCACTATCTGCGGGGATGCTTGACGCCATCGGGGGGTCTGTTCCGGACGCACGGCTGACCGTGGCCGCATGGTATGACGGGACGCTGCGGGAGCCTTCCTTGCCCGTCTCGAACTGGTCCATCGTCTGGGACGGCGCGGAGTCCACCCTCGTGCAGGGCAAAGCCTCCATCACCGTCACGGACCCTACCGGCAGGCTCGCCCCGTGGGGGTTTGACGAGCCGCTGTCCGCTGCCGGTTCGAGGTTGCTGCTGACGTTCCGCTGCGGGGTTGAAGCCGTGGACCTGGCCTGGTTGACCGTCTCGCAGAACCAGCCGACAGAGCAGTGGCGGATCGTCGGGCCGGCGTTGCAGTGGGTGTCCGGGGGTGCGTCGATCCCCGTCCAAGCCGATGACCTGACCTTACTGGTCCAGGACGCCCCGTTCATCGCCCCCGAAGCGCCACCCGCGGGGGCTACCGTCATCTCGGAGATCCGGCGCCTCATGGTCGGGCTCTGCCCCGTCACCATCAACACGGCCGTGGTGGACACCCCCGTCCCCGCATCGATTGTGTACAAGGATGACCGGCTAGCCGCCATCCAGGACCTTGCCCGCGTGGTGGGTGCCCGCTACCGGATGACCGGGAACGGCTCCGTCGAGATCTACCCGCTGACCAAAACGGCGCCGGTCTGGACGATACAGGGCGGTGACGGCGGAGCGCTGGTGTCCCTGAACCGGGAGCAGGCCCGGACCGACCTCATCAACGGCGTCGTCTCCACCTCCAACGACCCTTCCCTGGAGATCCGGGCGCTCGCCACGGTCCCGACCGGGCCGTTGCGGTGGGACGGTCCGTTCGGACGGAAGATCACCCGGCATAACGCCATCGCGACCACCCAGGCAGGGGTGCAGGCCGACGCTGACACGTACCTGGCGAACACGGCGACACTCAAAACCGTGTCCCTGACGGTGCTGTGCAAACCTCACCCGGGGATCCAGATCGGGGACTGGGTCCGTGTGGCTCAGCCGACGATCAACGGCAAGGCGTTCCCGCTGGACGGGATCGTCACGAACGTCCAGTTGAAGGGTTCCGCGTCCGGTGTTGAGCCGATGCAGATCACTGTGCAGTGTGCACTGGCTGATGTGCAGGCGGTTGGCCTGTCAGTCAGGGGCGTGGCGTGAGTCTCGCGGATCAGGTAGCGGCGCCCTCTGATGGGGTGCAGATTATTGGCGGGTTCGCGGACGTTTACCCGGCCGTGAAGATCGGCGGACTCTCCCAGCCGGCATCATGGCCGTCCGGTGTGTATGCCGCGCCGGGCGAGTCGCTGCTTATCGCGCAGCTCGTGAAGGGCGACGCTCCTGCCCAGAACGTTGTGTTGGGCAGGGTTGGTGTTGACGGTCCTCGGGAAGCCACTGTTACGACGGTTCCTGGTGGGTCTGACACGATCACTGTCACTGCTAACACTGTGAACTACACGGCAACATTCCTGGCCTCCTACACACCCACAGTGGGAGACCGTGTCCGGCTGATGTGGCAGGGCCGGGACGTGACCGTCGTCGGGAAAGTCGGCGTCACCCCCGCCCCTGCAGGACCCACCGGCACCACGTCGGCAGGGACCACCGCGCCACCGTCGCCCAAAGCCACAGGGACGTTCAGTGCGCCCGCCATCGACTCGGCCACGTACTGGTCCGGTGGTGGCTGGGATTCCATCCGCCCTTACGGCGGGATCGTCGGCCAAGGCACCATCTACGGGACCACGAACGTGATCACCGGGGCGTGGTTCTACGGCACCACCATGGCCGAACTCGCCGGAGCAACTATCAACCGGATCCGGTTCCGTGTCCCGCAACGCCGTTCGGTCGGCTCGTTCAACAGTGCACTCACCCTGCACCTGTACGCCCACAACTCCCCCGGGCGTCCGGGCGGGGACGTGTCCCGCGTATCGGGGCCCACGGATATTTCCATTCCGGCCGGTTGGAACCCCGGCCCCGGCGACGGGTTCATTGACCTGCCCACCACGATCGCCCCCACCCTCATTGCCGGTGGGGGCGTCTCCATTTCCGGGGACCCGTACCTGAGTTTCGTCGGCAAACCATCAGACCCGGCCTCGGGCCAACTACTTATTGATTGGAGCCGGACATGGCTGGTATAACCCGCTGGAACAAGACCATCACCCCCGCAGGCGCGGACGGGTGGTCCTTGACTCCCGACATTGGGAAGGCCCTCGACTCGGCCCGGGTCGCGATCCCGGTAGCGAACCAGGCGGAGCGGGACGGGCTCACTTCACCCTTGGGTGCCCTGCCGATCCCAACACTGGTGTGGCGGCTCGATAAGAACCGCTATGAGACGTGGGACGGGACGATCTGGCGTGCCGGGTTCGGCACCGCCTACACCCCAATCTGGACCGGCGTCACCGACTTCGGCACGGGCGGCTCCCTGACCGGAACGTACTGGCAGGACGGGGACCGGGTCACCGTCCGCTCCCGCGCTAAGTTCGGGTCTGCGGCGACCATCGGCACGGCCGCGATCTACTGCCCGCTGCCGTCCGGGCTGCCCATCGGCGGGACCGAGTCCGGCCACCTCGGCACCGGTTTCCACGTCAACAGTGCAGGTGTCCTCCGCCCCCTCGTGGTGTTCGCCGGCTCATCCACCACCGCCTCTGTCTGGTCTTCACAGTTCCCCGTCCAAACCCTCGGCACGGCCGGGTGCACGGCCGCTGCCACCGAGTACATCGAGATCGTCTTCAGCTACCAGACGAGCGGGATCTGATGGCCATGGACGCCGAGACACCACCCCGCGCCGCTGAGGCCGTGGAAGTCGTCCTGGCCCGCATGGACGGCAAGCTTGACCGCATATGGGACAGGTTCTCGGATCTTGACCCGCGCGTCGGCAAGCTTGAGGACCGGATGAAAATCCAGGAAGACCTAACCCTAACCCTGTCAAAGGATGCGGAGGCGGAAAAGGCCAAGGCCGAAGCCCTCGCGTTCGCACTCAAGGAACAGGACGAGACGCGCCGCAACCAGTCCGAACAGTCGTGGACTCCCGTGCAACGATTCTTCGCAGTCGTCGGTGGTATCGGCGTCGTGGCGGCCCTGATTATCCAGTTCTACTCAACCGTCAAGGGATAGGAGGACGGCGTGAGCTTCATCCAAGTCATTACGCCTAACCCGGACATCCCATGCACACCCGGTTGGTGCCTCCAGTACGTCCGTCAAACCTACGGACTCCCGGCAAGGTATAGCTCCGCAACTGAGGCGTGGAACAACTCCACCAGTCAGCACCAGGATTGGGACTTCCCCGCAGATTGCTGGGTGCCCGTCTGGTTCTCGCTCGCTACCGAACCTGCCGGGCATGTTGCCCTGCGCACACCGGACGGCAGTGTCTACTCATCCAGCGACGCCAACACCAGCACCCCGCACCATCACCCGTCACTGGATGACCTCATCAGCTACTACGCCGCCGGGAATCCGCTGACCTATCTTGGCTGGACTGAAGACGTGGCCAGCTACCCCGTCATAGCAGACTCATCCATCGGCTACGAATCCGCCACCATCACACCCTTGGAGGACACCTTGTCAGCAGCAGAAGTGGACGCCATTGTCCTGGAATCAAACAAGCAACACATCGAGACGCGCCGGATCTTCCTTGAGGCACTAGCCGCGGTCCCGGGAAACGTCCTAAAGCAGCCCGTCCCCTACAAGGACCCGGTCACAGGCGCGGACACCGGCCAGCCCACCAACCTTGCCACGGTCGTCGGCTTCACCGACTTCCAGCACAACGCCACACGAACCAGTATCCCCGCTGCTGTCCTGAACCAGAATCTCGGGGACGGCACGAACGCGAACCTCGCCGGAATCCTGGTTGCCATCAATGCAAAACCCGCAGCCGCGACCAACGTGTCGGGCGCCAGCATTGACGTGGACGTGCTCGTGGCCCGGCTCAAGGCCGAACTGCCGGCTGCGCAGTTCGAATACTTCAAGACCCAGATCACCAAGTAAGGAAAACATCATGAAGACCAACACTCCCATCTCCCCGAAGATCTGGGCCGGTGCCAACGCCGCCGCGCTCGTCGCCCTTTTCATTACCCTGCTTGGCGCTCTCGGCCCTGGCTCCCTTGACTTCCTGGGACATTGGGCACCACTGGCATACAGCATCGTTGCAATCGCCACATTCGCCGGCGCCGCGTATCTGAAGACTGACTCGCTCCGCGAAGCCGGCCTAGCTGCCATGCAGAAGGCCGCCGAAGAAGCTGCCGCCGCTGTTGAGGCATCCAAGCAGACCTCCCTCGCCGCAACTGCCGTCAATGATCCGGCCCCCGCCACCGTGTTCCCCGCCGCGAAGGTTGACGCCGCACTCGTCGCACCGGAACCGATCGTAGAGCCGGTCACCGTCACGCCCGTCTTCACCCCACCCGCCGCCTAACCACCCAGGAGCCGAACCGTGACCGTCTACGCCTTCTCGCGCCTGCCCGCGTTCAACCCCAACACGAACCCCGCGTCCGTGGCGAAGTCCGCGACCGGCTCCGTCTACGACATCGGTGACACCGGGTTCCTCACCCCGCTGAACCTGACCCTCGTCGCGACGAACACGGTCACAACCACGCTGATCTCGGACGCCAACGGCATGTTCCCCGACTTCACGCTGGACAGCCGCACCCAGTGTGCGTTCAAGTCCGGGACCCAGGTGTTCATCCTGACCACCACCACTCCCATCGCGGGGCCCACCGGGCCGACCTCCACCGTGCCTGGACCTCCGGGGCCGGCAACCACTGATGCGTCCCTGCTGGCGGCCGGGACGGTGGCCGATGCGCGGCTCCCAACGCGGCTCCAAGATACGGCACTAAATGCCACTTATGGCCCTGCCGAACCCGGCGTGACCGCCTGGGCCGCGTCAACGGTTTACGCGGCGGGAAACATCGTCCGCAACCCGCAGGGGCATGTTGTCACGGTCCTCACCGCGCACACGTCTACGAGCACGTACGACTCTTCCAAGTTCACTACACCGCTGGGCTACATGCCATTTGGCGGGACGCCGGTCACCACTGTCGTAAAGCAGAACGGTGACACGCGACCCGGCGTGTGGGAGATGATCCACGACTCCGGAACCGGCTACCTGTTCCACCTCATGACCGGCACCAACGCCGCCACGGCTTCCGCACTCATCGGGCTGGGTATAGACAACGGCGGCCAAGGCATCTTCATCAATAACAAGAAGACCGGCCAAGGCATCAACATCCAGCAGAACGACACCATCACGTCGGCAACGGCATACGCGATCTACGCCAGCCAACTCTCCACCGTCGCGCCGCTGATCCATATTGACCAGGCAAGCGGCACACAAGCCTCACTGCGCATTGTCACATCGGAAACAACCGACGACCTCAAAGAGGGCTTTAAGTTCATTGCCCCAGGATCAAATAAGGGGGGTGCGATCCTCGCCAAAACCGGCAACATCTTCTGGTTCTCAGACATTGTTACCCATGACGGCGGCAAAATGCGCGTCCGCGCACTCCAGACCGACCAAAACAATAATCAGGCCATGATCGAATCCAGCGCCCTGCGATTGGCGACGTACACAGGGTCCACTGACCAGTTCTGGCATAAACGCGTGACAGGCTCGGGCCAGTCGATGCTGTTCCAGAGCTCCGACACGTTAGCAGGGGGACCGGACGCATCGGTGACGTGGGTGACCGGGCTTGAAATCAAACAGGTCTCCGGCATCTCAGCCGGAACGCAGATCGGCTTCTACGGGGCAACGCCCATTGCCCGGCAGGCTGCCATTACCGCGCCCACCGCCCCCTCAGCAGCCTACGTACAGGCCGAAGCGACCGCCATGAAAACTGCCGTCGATGCAATCCGCACCGCACTCACCGGAATAGGAATCACTTTCTAATGCATATCGACCCCTCAGCCGTCCTCGCGCTGCTCTCCGACCTGACCCAGCGACTCGCCGCCTCCGAAGCTGAAAATGCACAGCTAAGGGCAAAGATGGAAACTGCCCCAACTCTGGAGCGGGAAGGATTCAAGGCCTACGCGACACCAGATGGAACATATGCAGTTTCATGGGGCGGGCAGTGGCTCTCTGGCATCTATGGGAAGACCGCGGAAGAAGCCATTGAACTCGGCCGCGCCGAAGTGGCCAAGGGATGATAAGGAAAGTTGGGCAACCTTGATTCGGGCGAGCAGGGCATCGGCAATGGCCCGGTGCCCTGTGTCGTTCGGGTGAAAATCATCAGACTTGCCCGTGAAGGCAGGCAGCCCAGCCGGGCCAATCGTTGCAGGGTCGCGGTAGAGCTCCCGCAGGGACACGAATACCCCGCCATGCCGTTCGCATTGGTCGGTAATCACGGCATCATATGTCGGACCCTCAGGACCGCCACCGTTGCCCTCCCATACGCCCGCGCAGACCAGCGCAACACCTGGTGAGCCTTGCGTGATCCGGTCCAGCAGCGAGCCGTATGCGGCCCCGAACTGATCCAGCGGGGTCACCTTACCCAAGTCGTTGGTTCCCAGCTCGACCACTGCAAGGTCCAACCCCTTGGGGACCTCGTACTTGGCGGAAACGTCCAGTGTTGTCCCGCCCGTGATGGCGCTGTTGAACTCCTGCACCGGGCCACTCTTTTGAAGCTGGTCCAGCATTAGCCACTTGAACCCATTCTTCTGCTGGGACGCATACAGCGCACCAGTCAACGAATCCCCGGCGAACAGGGTACGCAACGCGGCACCGTTCTTCCGAGTAGGCGCCACGGTAGGCGGGGGTAGTGGGGCCGGGAGGGGCACGTACTGTGTGACAACACCCCCCGACTTGCTCGAAGCAGACTGCCCCAAGGCAACGCCCGAGATGCTTAGGGCCGCCACGGCCAGAATGGCGATGCCGCCAAACTTAAGTACCTGCTTCTTATCGGGCATACGAACTCCCCCACGCTTCTTCATCACCCGCAAATCATACCGGCACTCCTACGTCCAGTCGGGCGGCACCGAAACCGCAAGCCCTAAACACATTCCCGGCGCAAAAAGCCGGCCCAATGAGTAAAGGCCCAGCACACGCTAGTAATAGTGAGGGCCAGCCAACTGAGCGTGTGGTCGAGCGGCCAACCTGCCACAGTCCACCTGAGGAACCCGACGAGTCCGAAAGCCGCGACGATCAGCGGAGCTAGGAAGATCACCCTAAGGATGAAGGTTGGGCGCGTCGGCCCCGTTTCTGATCGAGTCTCAGCGGATACGTCATTTTCCATGGCCCAAGTGTAGGGGCCAATAAGACCGGTTAAGTGCACTAACTGAAATACGACTTCCCGCCTCATCCTCTCCGGAGGGTGGGGCGGTTTCGTGCGTCCAGGGAGAACTCAGGGAGGAATGGTCACCGCAGGCGTCTTGAGTGGGCTGTAACTTACTCATTGTTGCTTACCCACTATCGCTCACTGTTACCCAAGTAGGCACGCCGGACAGGACGCAGAAAACCCCGCCAATCCGTGGATTTCACCGGACTGACGGGGTGTGTAACTGCTAGACTAGAGTGAGTAACAATTGATCAGACTCCATGTCGATCAGGTGTAACTATTCCCCGCAAACAAAGGGAACTTCCCTACCCTAGGGAGGTTTCCGGGAGATCGGGAAATGGACTTGAAGATGCCCCGCGAAGCTGTGAACTTCCGGGGCCCGAACGAATCTGGAGGGATTCGCTATGAACAGTGTACGGGAACGCATCATGAGCCGCGTGGAAATCAACGCAGGCGGGTGCTGGATATTCCAAGGCGCAATCACTTCCCGCGGGTACGGATCGATCAGTGTGGACGGTGTCATCCACAGCACCCACACCAGAATGTACCTCGCGTCAGGCCGGGAGATCCCGGAAGCTATGGAGATCGACCACCTATGTCACGGGCAGAGCGATTGCAAGGGCGGGACCGAATGCCCGCACCGCGCCTGCTGCAACCCCGCCCACCTTGAAGCCGTGCCGAAGGAAGTCAACTGGGAACGCGGCGAGTCGCCCAGCCGGATCAACTCCCTCCGCACGGAATGCAAGCATGGCCACCCACTGGCAGGGGATAACCTCCGCATTGCGATCCGAAAAGGGCGCAACCCTTCCCGGCAATGCAAGGCCTGCCACCACAACCTCATCCAGGCGCGCCGGGCCGCGGGGCTCGCAGCCTAGGAGAACATCCCGTCGAGCCTGTCCGCTACGTCGTTGAGGTCGCTGTCAAACAGGCCCGCATACGTCGATAGGGTCATCTCGGCTTTGGCGTGGCCCAGCATCCGCTGGAGGGCCTTGATGTTCGCCCCGGCACTGACGGCCAACGACGCGGCCGTGTGCCGGAGGTCGTGCGGGTACAGCCCCGGAGGGAATGACGGGTCGGCTGCGCAGGCGGCCCTAACGGCGGATTTCATGTGGATCCACCGGAAGTTCGTGGGCCGGATCCGCTGGCCCCTGGCGGAGGTGAAGATCAGGTCCCCGGGCGCACCCTCCCCCATGACGGACAGGACCTTGGACGTCAACGGAACATCCCGGGGCTTACCCGACTTCGGGGTCCCCACGATAGCGGTCCCCTTCACCCACACGACGGCCCGGGAGATGTTCGCCCGTTTCCGTTCCTGGTCGATGTCCCCGAATCGGAGTTCGGTGAGCTCCCCCATTCGCATCCCCGTGAGTGTGAGGCCCCAGATGAACCCGGAGTAGTGCGGCTGGATACTGTCCGCGAGGAGGGCCACCTGTGCGGGCTTGAGGTAGGTGTGGGGGCGCTGGGTCTTCGGTGGCAGCTTCACGCCCACCGCCGGCGACACGACGATCCGCCCTTCCTGCACACACCAGTTCAGGAAGGTTTTGAACCGGCCGTGCAGGGTTGCCACTGTTGTGGGCGCGAGGTCCAGGCCGGCCACCCACGTTTGGATGTCGGCGCGGCGGATGTCCGCGATGATCCGATCCCCCCAGTAGGGGCGGAGGTGCCGCTCCATGTCCCCGGCCGTTTCGTTCCGCGTGGACGGTTTGAGGTGGAGTTGGCCATCGAACCATTCAGTGAGGAGGTCTTTGACGAACACCCGGCCCCGGTCCTGGCTGATGTAGGTCCCGGCCCGCTGGTTGTGTTCGATCCATGCGAGGTGGGCTTTGGCTGCGTCCTTACTCGCGAAGGACTTCTTTTTGGGTGAGGCGCCTTCACTCCAGACGGCACGCCAGCGCAGGCCCTTGCCGTACTCGGCGGTGCGGGTCCTGTCCTTCCGGTGCCAGCGGTCTTCCAAAGCCATGGTTACTCCTTGCAGATGCCGGGGTGGCCGGTGAGCCGGGTCATGATGAGCCATTCGTCGGGGTCGAGGCCGGCCAGGTAGTTGCAGACGTCGGCGGGTTCGACGGCGAGGACGTCGGCCATGTCTTCGAGACCGTGGGCGGTGCGGGCTGCGTTGAGGAAGTCGCGGGGTGTGATGAGTCTTCGGGCCGCCCACTTCCCTGCCATCTCACATCCGGTGGGGCAGTCAGTGTGATAGAAGGCGTGCCCGCGTGCGTGCATCTCTAGTGAGTGGGTGGTGATCGTGCCCCCAGCGGGCGTTTCCTTCAACATGCGTGCGTTCCCCTAGCCCCTATATATCCTCCGTTTGGATGGATATGGTGACCATACAACAGTTGCTCAGCGTTCCCTACCCATATCCGGGAGGCTACTTTCCGGTAAGGGGCTATCCGTGGCTGATGTTCGGGGAGTTTGGGAGCGTTTTGTTACGCAAACGATATGCAAGTTCCCCAATAAGCTCCTCGTTGGAGAGCTCCCCGGCACGGGTGACGGGCTTGATCTCTTCGACGTCCTCGGCGTCCAGATCTTTCCATGTTTCCTGGCCGGCGCCCTGCCGCATGAAGTCCATTGTGACGGACTCCGGTGGAATGTCGGTGGCGTTGTTTAGGATCTCCTGGATGGCGCCGATGCGCCAGTTCAGGGCGTCTTCTACCTTGCGCTGGTTGGTTTCCCATGCGACACGGTCCCCTTCTTCCATGCTCGCGAGGGTCCTGGGGTTGATGCCTGCGTATTGGGAGAATGGCCTTTTGTCGAAACCCGCTGTTACGCGTGCTTCGCGGATGAGTTCCCCGATGATTTTGAGTGCCTGTTTTTCGTTCACAAGCCCATGGTCAACCGTTTTCCCTGCGTAAACAAGTGGGGAAAACTGCACAACAAGTCACAACATTCTGCAACTAAGCCACCTCTCGAAAGTATGTTCGAAAATTACACGAGGGTAGTTTGAACCTTAGTTGCACACTCTTGTCGTGTCTTACTTGCTAAGTTGCGCAGAGTTACCTAAAGTTGCTTACATGACTACTCCACAGAAACGGGCCTACAAACCCCGAACACACAATGACCTCGACCCCGCCAAAACCGGCCGGATCATTCGCCAACTACGCCTCAACAAGGAAATCACCCAGGCCGAGCTCGCGACCGCGGCCGGCTACTCGCGTGCCTCCTGCATCTCGAATGTGGAGACCGGCTATCGGGCGATCCCGGACGGGAAGCTGTTGAAGGTCGCCCGCTACTTGGGCGTGGATGCTGACAAAATCCGCAAGCCAGCCGTGAAGGCGCCCCGATGAACGCCCGCGACGAACTGATGCTGGACAGCATGGGCCCATCGGCAAAAGGTGGCTTCGAGATCAAGACGCACGCTGGTGGCCCGGAAACGGCAGAGACACTGCTGTTCATCGCAGATTCCATGCGAGCCACGCTGGACGCTCACGACGCTCCGAACTACTTGGAGATGGAGGTCAAGGCCAGCGACGGCAAGCGCTACATCATGACCTTGCAGCGCGCCGGGAAGATCACCCCGCACGAGGCGCGGGTAGTGGCAGAGGAAGCACTGGCAGCCGTCAAGCCCCGCTCCATTACGACGGCGGCACAGTTGGAGGACTTGCCATTTGGGAGTGCCGTCCAGACTTCTGATCCTTCTAGCGTCGTAGTCCTCAGGTGTGAGGGCAACGATTTCCGGAACCAGTCCGGCGCTGAACTCTCAGCAACGGACTTGTGGCGCTACGGCACACATCCATTCATGGTCATTTACGAACCGGCGGTGACGTCATGACGCAGGCAATGGTCCTGACGGATCTTGAGTGGGAGGCTGACGCCCGCGAAGCGCTGGAGCGCGTGGCCGGTGAGGGCAAGCCGTTCACCGCCTACGACCTGACCGTCAAGGCGGAGCTCCGGAACCCTCCAGCATCGGGACAATGGGGTGCGCTGTTCCGGCACGCCGCTGAGGACGGGGTCATCCGCCGGGTTGGCTTTGTTGAGTCGAAGCGTCCCGGCCGCCGCGGTGGCGTCTGCCGGGTCTGGAGGAAGTCATGACTGCGAACTTCCTCCCGAATATTTGGGCGCCAGCACTTCTGGAGCAACTCAAGAGCAACCTGATCTTAGGGACCAGAGAACCGTTCATCGGTCCCCAGCCTAAGCCGGTCCTTTACCGGCCCGTGGAGGACTCCGCCCTCGCTGAAGTCATCGATTCGGAGCTGTACTGGAATGTTGTCCCGGACCATGAACGTGCTGAGGCCATCCAAGTCATGATCGACGCTCTCAACGAGTGGATTGAAAGGAAGTTGGCCGCGTGAGGCTCTACATCGCCGGTCCCATGTCCGGGCTCCCCGAGTACAACTACCCAGCGTTCCACGCCGCGGAATCCGACCTCCGGGCCGCCGGCCACCAAGTCCTGAACCCTGCCAAGAATCCCGAGTGCGACTCATGGGAGGGCTATATGCGGGCAGCGATTCGTCAGGTCATCCAGGCCGACGCTGTGGCGTTTCTGCCCGGGTCGCACAACAGCCGGGGCGCCCGCCTTGAGCTGACCATCGCCGACGCGCTGGGGATGGAAGCCAAACCACTTCACGAATGGACCACCGCATGAAACCGATCCACGTATACCAGTGCAAGGATGACTGCTGCCTGGTCCAGGTCCATGGCCGCCGGTTCTGGTACATCGAGGACGCGCACGCGAGGACCTCGCACACGTCGTTCTGTGAGGCCATCGCGTTGGCGCAGCAGCTCGCCTTGAAGCTCCCGCAGGAGGTGACGGCGTGACCGCAACAACAGAACGGCTGCCACGATTTGACGTTGGCCACACAGAACTACTGCTGACGATCAAGTGCGGGCCCCATGCCGGGAAGACGCACATCTACTGCACATGCGGCTGGGAACCCGCGTACAAGACCAGGACCGGGGCGATCCGCGCACTGAACCAGCACCGGAAGCTGAATGGCCTCCCGAAGACCAGCCACTGGAGTAAGCCATGACCGGGGACGCACGCGTGAAGGACGTGGCCGAGTTCCTGTCCATGCACCCGGAGACGGTCCGGACGATGGCACGCTCCGGGGACTTCCCGAACGCGTACAAGACGAACGGGCGTACCTCCCCTATCCGTATCCCGTGGGCTGATGTTGAGGCGTACCGGAAGAAGCAGCTGAGGGTGAACCGATGAGCCTCTACTACCAGGATGACTACGTGACGCTCTACCACGGCGACTGCCTCACCGAACACCGGGAATGGCTGGACGCTGACGTGCTGGTGACTGATCCGCCCTACGGCATGGCATACACCGGGTTCGGAGGCCGCAAGGGTGAACCGCGTCGCACGACTGGCAAGCTGTATGTTAGCGGTGACAGCGATACGAAGATCCGAGATAGTGCGCTGGTCCAGTGGGGTAACAAGCCAGCAATTACGTTCGGCAAGTGGACGATTCCAAGGCCGGCCGGAGTGAAAGCCCGACTGATATGGGACAAGACGCCGTGTGGATTCATGGGCGACTTGTCCATGCCGTGGGGGTCCGCGGAGGAAGAAATCTACATCCACGGCTCCGGGTTCATCGGCAAGCGTGAGGCAAATATCTTGCGCTCACCAGCACTCATGTCTGGTGACGCAAACCGCCCGGACCACCCAACACCGAAGCCGACCGGCCTCATGGAACTACTAATCGCCAAGTGCCCGCCAGGAACCATTGCGGACCCGTTCGCCGGTTCCGGATCAACACTCGTCGCCGCTAAGAACCTGGGACGCCATGTCATCGGCGTGGAACTTGAGGAACGCTACTGCGAGATCATCGCCAAACGCTGCGCGCAAGACGTGCTGGATATCTTCGGGGTGGCGTGATGGACCTGTTCCCGGCTGTCCGTGAGGCGATCAACGACTCTGAGGGTGCCGCCCACTCCCCTGACCAACTGCTGGACGTGCAGGCCGCCGCTGCCGTGGAGGCCATGGTGCGGTCCGGGTGGGTGGAGCAGGCGGGCTGGGAGTACGCGGCCCGTGACGGTGACACGACGCTCTCGTGCGGGTTCCACACGTTCGATGGGGCGTATGGGGATGCGTTGGAGAACTTCCCGGGGTTGGTGTGGACGATTGGGCGCCGGCCGATTGGTTTGTGGGAGGAAGTTGCGCACGAACCGGAGGAAAGTTGACGACACGC